TAGTATACATACCAAGTATACGGATATCGGTGCGAGCCCTGCACAGCTAAAGTGTATAAAATGGAGTTACCCAACCAACATAAGCAAACTGCTGCTGAAGGTTTCGTTTCTTTCCTTAACTGGCTTTGTAACCCCTGGAGACGCCAACGTACAGTCAACGCTGCTGTCGCCTTCCAGAATAGCATTCTTGCTATTGAGGACGTAGAACACTTCGAAGATATCAACGAGTGTTTTGAGGAATCGTCTGGAGGCCAATCGCAGCGCACTAAGGTTGTCGCCGAAGGGGCTTACTCTCCCGTAAAATCCGAACGCACCCGCCGAGTCCGCAAGCAAAAGGCCAAATTCGTCAAATATTTGGTCAATGAGGCTCGTGCCGAGTTTGGTCTCCCCAAAGCTACAGAGGCCAATCGACTCATGGTGCAACACTTCCTGCTCCGAAGGTGTAAGGATTGGGGGGTTGTCACATCCCAGTGCCACAACAATGTTGCACTCGCCTTGACTCTCGTGTTTGTCCCAACAGGGGATGATTTGCTGGCGCGAGTAGTGATGAACACGTACAAGACGAGGTCTGCGGTCCGTGGGATGGACAACCTCCAAGGGGAGGGGTGGTGGAACAACAGGCTTGGCATAGGTGGCCAGGCCGGCTTGGCCTTTCGGGCCAAATAGGGGTGCCTAGAGAGGAGGCCGGGGTTTTCCACGTCCGTTTCGCGTGGGAATCACCCCGATCTGGTGGTCAAACCATCAGGACACCCCGAGAAACAGCGTCAGTTGTTACGCTATAGTGGAATTGGCGGCCATTTATTAATCGGCATCCACAACAACTCTCTCTCCAATTTGCGTAGGGGCTTAATGGAGAGAGTTTTCTACGTCGAGGGACCCAATGGGCTCCAAGACCCCCCTAAACCCGTTCGGGGAGCTTTCAACTCCCTGAATAAGTTTCGAGACCTATATACCAAAAATAGTTGGCGTCATTCCCCTGTAACCAATGAACAATTCTTGATGAATTACTCGGGCAGGAAACTAACTATTTACAAAGAAGCGGTTGATAGTTTGTCGCATCAACCACTTAGCTTACGGGACTCGAGGCTGAAGACTTTACTTAAGGCCGAAAAACTCAATCTGAGCAAAAAGCCACATCCAGCACCCCGGGTTATCCAACCCAGGTCACCCCGGTACAACGTTTGTTTGGGTCGTTATCTACGTCACTATGAACACCACGCGTTCAAAACCATTGCTAAATGCTTTGGGGAGATCACGGTCTTTAAAGGGTTTACTCTAGAGCAACAAGGCGAAATCATGTTCTCGAAGTGGAAGAAATATGTTAAGCCCGTCGCCGTCGGACTCGATGCAAGTCGGTTCGACCAACACGTGTCATGGGAAGCACTTCAATACGAGCATGAATTTTACATTAGAGATTACCCGAATGATAAACAGCTAAAATGGTTGTTGAAGCAACAACTGAGCAATATTGGCACAGCGTTTGCTAGTGATGGCATCATAAAGTATAAGAAGGAGGGTTGTCGTATGAGTGGAGATATGAACACCAGTTTGGGCAATTGCATTCTCATGTGTGCGATGGTATACGGGTTGAAGGAACACCTGGGCATAAATTTATCCCTTGCCAATAATGGGGATGACTGCGTCATTGTCTGTGAGAAAGCGGATTTGAAGAAATTGACAAGCAGCATCGAACCATATTTCAGGCAATTTGGATTCAAAATGGAGGTGGAAAAACCCGTGGACATATTTGAACGCATTGAGTTTTGCCAAACCCAACCTGTGTTTGATGGGTCCCAATACATCATGGTTCGAAAACCCTCGGTAGTCACATCGAAGGATGTCACTAGCTTAATCCCATGCCAAAATGAGGCTCAATATGCAGAATGGCTGCAAGCTGTAGGTGAGTGTGGAATGAGTATTAATGGTGGAATTCCTGTTATGCAGAATTTTTACCAAATGCTCCAAACTGGAGTTAAACGCACCAAATTCACCAAGACCGGCGAGTTTCAGACGAACGGGTTGGGGTATCACTCTAGATATATGCATAGAGTGGCCCAGACCATTTCGCCCGAAACCCGTTTATCCTTGTATTTAGCGTTCGGTATCACACCAGACCTTCAGGAAGCACTGGAGGTCTTCTATGATACCCACACGCTTGAGTTGGATGATGTTGTCCCAGTTGATACCTACCAAGTATCAGGAGAGCATTTGATCAATGGATTACCAAACTGAGGTTAGTGAGGATAACGTGAGCGTACGCGGTCGGGCTAGGAGGGGGACTGAGGATAAGAAGCACAACGGATCGGGCTTAACTGGCGTTAAGCGTCATGCGGTGAGTGAAACATCTCAGAAATCACAGTCAAGGTACTGGTCAAACGGCACAATGACCAACATAGCTGAAGAGCAGACCATTACCGTGACATACAACTTTAACTTTTAGTTATGGCTGTGTGTCGCTGTTGTGATACTTCACCAGGTATTACATTATTCCCTTACTTCGCTATTCTTATTCTCATCCTTGCAATATTAGTTGTTGGTACTCCAAATCAGCAATATCATCATTCTCCTAGTACTTACGAGTATAAGACTCAACACATTTCGATCGCAAAATAGACATTTCGCAACTCTCTCAACATGGTTAATTTTTACTGGGATAGTCGAATTCAGAGGTGGTTCTACGAAAGTGGACCACAGCGTGTCCGCACTTATATAAAGCGGATTTCACCCCACCAAATGGCAAGTCTGCCTGCTCGCAAGACTAAAAGGTCACCCCCAAATAGGGGCAACCTACAAGTTCTTCCGGTTATAGCACCCGTTGCTGGTGGAGTGATTTCTACAGAAGGGCACGTTCCTCGAATTACTACTACTAATGAGCAGACTGTCGTGAGAAACACAGAAATCATAAGTGCCATCAACTCTGCCGCTCTAGGTGCCATTTTCGGCAACTACGTCACGGTAATCCCGTCCAATCTATCATGGTTGGCAGGTTTGTCCGATTTGTACAGCAAGTACCGATGGCGCAAACTCCGGTTCATTTATCTACCGGTTTGCCCAACCAGCACACAAGGCAATGTTTCTATGTCACTATCATTCGACAGAATCGATACGCAGCCAACAAGCATCACTCAAATGCAACAGGGTTACCGTGCCATTACTTTTCCGCCTTACGCGGGGTATGATGGTGCTATGGCCTTAGCGTCATTCGGCAACATTCCTGGAATGGTTGTCGTGGACGTGGACTGCGCTCGAATGGACAAGTTGTGGTACCCTAATGTTACCCTGGCCACCTTTCTGGCCATGGCACCAACATCCAGAACGGATACCTGCGGAGTTACCCTGTTTACTGCAAGTGATCAAGGGCCAGCCGCTGCCACCAACTTTGGCCAGGTGTTCTGCCAGTATGAAATCGAATTTATAGAACCAGTGAACCCAACTGTCAATTTGTAACCACACAACGATGGGTGAGTTACGTAACTGTGCTAATCCCTAAAAGTTTTAGTAGAGCGGTAAGCAATCCGGATCCTGGTAGACAGGTTTAACGGGCTGGGGGTGGTGCCCCGGCCGTCGCATCACTTGCTGATACAATCTACAAGACTCATGGGAGGGTCTGCACAGGTATCCACGCCGAGGACGGGACGAAAGTCTCGGACGGGGGGTAGTGGACCCAACACCAGATTGAGGGGCTTTTGCCCCACCCCA